ACTAACATCAACAGCGATGGCACAATTGACATCCTGTATTACGGCTACGGCGCAATTGCACCAAAGATTCCATTTGGCGCATGCTGGAACCAAAACTAACAATCAATCATCGGTGATGGTCGCTCCCGAACATCGCTGATACGAAAGGAACCGAGATGCCAGCAATAGTCACAGCCTCACAGCTGAGAACGATTCTTGGCGTCTCGGTTTCCTTGTACTCGGATGCTCAGCTTGATTCATTTATAGATTCCGCCGAGCAAACGATCTTGCCTTTACTTACGCAATACCAATCATCGGTGACATTTGCCAATGTGAGTGATTCCGTCATTTATTTCACCACACAACGGCCAAACTATTTTGTGCCGGGGCAGTCTGTTGTCGTTACCGGGGCCGGAGCTTACAACGCGACCTATACAGTCACCGATGATCGGATTGAGCCATACACATTTACGGCAGCAACAGCCGCGGCTGATCGAACATACCCATTGCCGTTCATTCCTAACGCATTGGCTACCTTATCCGGTGGGTCAGCCGCGCAGCTGTACGCAAATACCCCACCAATTGAAAACGCAATTTTGGTTGTATCGGTTGAGATTTTTCAAAGCATTACAGCTCCCGGCAATCAAATCATGTCTGACACATTTCAGCCGCAACCATTCATTTTAGGTAGAAGTCTTACAAACAGAGTTATTGGCCTTTTGGGGCCATTTTTAGATGTCGAAACGATGGCACAATGACAATTGAATCAGCCATCCGCACGCCATTGAAAAACGCACTTTCGACAATTGCAGCGAATGTGTACAACGGAATTCCAGAGACAATGACGTCTCCTAGCATTTGTTTAATCCCGGATGCGCCGTATCTTGAAAGCTTACTTATCAACGGATCAACCACAAAAGTCAAAGTAAATTTGACGGTGACGGGCGTAGTCGGTTATTCAAACAATGCCGCAGCTTTAGACAATTTAGAACAGCTTATGATCAGCATTATAAGCACAATGCCAGCCGGCTACGAAGTCGGCAATGTCAATCAACCACAACCATTGGAAGTCGGTGCTGGTAAATACCTTACGGCCGATTTACAAGTAAGCACCTACTACACCAATTAAGGAGAAAATAAATTGCCAACTACTATCATTACCGGACGCGATTTAGCGTTCACAATTGCAACAGTTTCCTATGATGCACAAGCAACATCGGTGACACTTACAAATGAACACACTATTGAGACATACCAAACTTTAGACGGCCGCGCTTACAAGGCGATCGATGATTCCTGGACTCTAGATGTTGAAATGCTTGCAGATTGGGGCGCATCCGGTTCATTATTGGAAGCAATGTGGACAGCCTGCGAAAGCGCACCAAACACGACATTGGCAGTTTCATTGACAGCTGTGACAGGCGCGGTTTTTGCTTTCAACATTTTGCCTGTGTTTCCAGCGGTCGGCGGTACAGCACCGGACGCTCAGACCGTTACGATGTCATTCCAAGTAGTCGGAACACCTACCGAGACTTTTAGCTAAGAAATAGAAACGGGAGCAATAAAATGAAGCTAGCGATCACAATTGAATTCACGGCCGGTGACAGTGCAACATTTGTTGCATTGCCACCGGAGTGGATGAAATGGGAACAAAAAACAGGTAACACGATTCAACAGGTACAAGACAAGCTCGGCATTGCAGATTTGATGTTTTTGGCTTATCACGCCATGAAACGTGAATTCGGTGGCAAGCCTGTCAAACCTTTTGAAGCATGGTGTGAAACCGTGACAGACATTAAGATCGGGGACATTGATAGCCCAAAAGCTATCGATCCGGAAGTCTGAATCGATTAGTTTGGGAGTTAGCGATAGCCACCGGATTATCGAGATCAGATTTTCAAACGGCCGAAGATGTATTGACAGCAATCGAGATTTTGGAGCAGCGCAATGGAAGATGAGGTCATCACTTACGATAAAAGTGACCTACGCGCAATCCTTTCAGCTTTCAAGGCCATGGATGAAACATCGGTCGAGCAAGCAAAAGCCGTGTCAAACGGATTGGCTACCTATCTTCAATCGAAAATTGTTTCAGCATCGGGAAAGCGACCTAATCGCGCAGCTGAAAGAATCGCCCAAGGATCGCGCGTCAGCAAATCATCGAAAATTGGTGAGCTTTCATTCGGCTTTGTAAATCAGAAATTCAGCGGCGGCGGTAGCACAAAACAATTATGGGGCGGCTACGAATTCGGCTCAAATAAGTTTAAGCAATTCCCGTTGTGGTCAGGTCGTGGGCCACGCGGCGGATCAGCCGGTTATTTCATTTATCCGACTTTAAGAGAAGAACAGCCGACAATCATTGCACAATGGGAACAGGCATTTTCTAAGATTGTTAAGGAGTGGTAATGGCTGGAGAATCGAGAACGCTCAAATTATCCATTTTGGCCGATGTTGATAATCTCAAGAAAAGTCTAAATAGCAGCACCGAGGATGTCCAAAATTTCGGGTCAAAGATCGGTGATTTTGGCAAAAAATTGGTGGGTGCATTTGCTTTCGCCGAAGCCGGTAAAGCTGTTGTCGGTTTTGCTAGAGATTCCATCACAGCTGCTAGTGATCTCAATGAGTCTTATTCTAAAATCAATGTTTTGTTTGGTGAGACAGACAAGGCAATTTTGGCTTTCGCTGATAAGGCTGGAACAGCTTTAGGCCAAACAAAGCAACAGGCATTGGACGCGGCTGCAAATTTTGCAATCTTCGGCAAATCGGCGGGATTGACCGGAGAAAAATTGGTCAGTTTTTCAACCGAATTTACGACGCTTGCTTCGGATTTAGCATCATTCAATAACACATCGCCGGAAGATGCGATCAACGCAATTGGATCAGCTTTAAGAGGTGAATCCGAACCGTTGCGCCGTTATGGTGTTTTGCTTAACGACGCATCGCTCAAAGCCGCAGCCATGAAAATGGGAATTTATGATGGTTCGGGTGCTTTGACGTCACAGCAAAAAATCCTTGCAGCTCAGACGGTTATCATGGAGCAGACCACGGCAGCTCAAGGCGATTTTGCTCGTACATCGGACGGATTGGCCAACCGACAGAGAATTCTTGCAGCTGAGATCGAAAATGCAAAAGGCAAAATTGGTGAAGCTTTACTTCCAATCATGTTAAAAATGACAAGCATTTTTTCTGAGCAAGTGATCCCAATCGTTAAGCTGGTAGCCGAAGCATTTCGGGGCGAAGGCGGTTTGGGTGAAGTTATTACCGGATTTGTTGAAATTATCAAAGCCGTGGCAATGCCTGTTTTTCTCGGTATCAAGGATGCTTTCAATAGCATTTCAAAAGCATTAAAAGGCTCAACCGACGAAACAACAGCATCATTGGAAGGTTTCACGGCATTATTTGAATTTTTGAAAAAGTATGTTGCACCTTTTATTGGTGGAGTGTTAAAGGTAGCGATTCAGGCTTTAGGTATTGCCTTGGGCGCGGTTTTAAGCGTTGTCATGCGCATCATTGAAGGATTCAAAGATTTGATTGATCTAGGCAAAAAAATCAAAGATGGCATAGGTAATTTATTCGGTGGCAATTCTTCCAGCTCATCGACAACTGGATCGGTGCTAAATTCAGCTTCAAATAGAGCCGGATCAATTGGACGAGGCATGGGCCAAACAATCAACATCACAGTAAATGGCGCGGTCGATGCCATTGGCACAGCCCGACAAATTGCACAGATTCTCAGCCGCGAAGCTACAACATCCGGCACATTCTCAAATCTAGGTGTCTCAAAGATTGTGTCAATCGGATGACATGGGTACCAAACGCCACAGTCACAGTAGGTGTCACATCCTATTCAGCTGAAACATTGTGGAACGCAACCATTACTTATGGCCGAACAAATGTGTGGCAACAAGCTCGCGCCGGCTACGCATCGGTTGGAATTTTAAATCAAAACAATGTTCACAACTTATTTCAAATCAATGATTCGTTAGTCATCACAATTGATGATTCAACGGGTGCGCCTATCACCGTTTTCACAGGAATCGTCACCGACATCCAAAACGAAGTCAATGCCGGCGGTGCGATTGCCGATGTGGTTGTGCAGACACTCACGGCGGTAGCTCCATTTGCTTTCATGGCTCGAAAAATTGTGGGAACCTCGGCCTATCCAAAAGAGTACGAAGATGATCGAATTACAACAATTTTGACCGAAGCCGGAGTCACGATCGATGTGGTTGATACACCACCAATTTATGAATTCACGTCCAGAGCAGCCAACCCAACAGATGCCTATTCACTAGCTGCCTATTATGCTCAAATGGCTTTTGGCTACATTTATGAGACAACCGATGGCAAGGTCGGTTATGCCAACGAATCGCATCGCCTGAATGATGTGCAAGCAAATGGCTATTTGACCATCCCGGAGTCTTACATTCTTACAAGTGGAGTTTCAAGCAATACAACGCTCAACGACCTGACAAATGATGTCTTGCTTTCATACAAGGCAAATGCCACGGTCACGAGCGATGATGCAACCTCAATTGCCATTTATGGCCGACAAGCTGCATCCATAACCACAGAGCTTGAAAAAACAGCCGAAGCACAGTATCAGGCTGATCGGTATGTCAATCTCAGATCAAATCCTGAAACAAACCTTTCAAGCTTTACAATCCAACTGGATTCAAGCTTTGTTACGGCAGCCGATCTTGATGAGCTGTTGGCCATGTATTTAGGCAAGCCAATTCAAATCCTAAATTTACCATTGGGGATCATTCATAACGCGTACAAAGGTTTTGTCGAAGGATGGCGATTGGTGTTCAATCAGTATCAAGCAGCCATGGCTTTGACAACTACGGATTCATCCTTGTCGATTGTGCCGACACGCTGGCAAGATGTTGATCCAACACAACAATGGCAAGACGTCGATCCGACGGTACCATGGTACGCCTACGAATAAGGAGAAAAAATGGCAACTAGTCCGGTGTATGGCTGGCCCGAGCCAGCGGATACAGATTTTGTGAAAGATGGTGCGCTTGCAATGCGCGATTTAGGCAATGCCATCGACAGCACGCTAAGTCAGCAAATGACGCAAATCTTGATGGGAGTTTTCTAAAATGGCTACAACACCAAAAACGATTTTTAGAGGTGCTGCCACTACAGGAAGCTCAACGCTCTACACGACGCCAGCGGCAACACAGACAATTGTCACAAACATTGTTGTGACCAATACAGCTTCGGCAGCTGCAACTTTTAGCCTTGCGCTGGCCACCACATCAATACACACCACGACAGCAATCGGGGCTAATTCGACAATTTACATTGATCTAAAACAACCTTTAGCTGCAACTCAGACCGTCACAGGTTCGGCGTCGGCAATCACAGTCAATTTTCACAT